TGAAATGTGACCCCAATCTTTAATAATTTCTTTTAATCCTTTAACTGTTTCTGTTGCCGGTTCAGTAGCAATATAATTTATTTGAGATTTGATTGCTCCAAGTAATCTTCCACCATATCCACCTGACATATCCCATGTTGTTCCACCGTCTGGAAGAAATCTATTATAAATTGCATGGGCTGCAGTTGGTCTAAAATTACTGACTCCTTGTGAGCCTGTCATTATTCTTAATGTTTTTCTTAGTCCAGAAGGTGTATCATAATGACCCATTTGTTTCATCTTTTTACGGATTTTTTCTTTATCACCTTCAAAAGTTTGTAGGGGGGAGTTCATTTCTTTACATTGTACTGCCCAACTATGAGGCATATAAGACCAGCACAATGCTAGACCATGCATGGTCTGTTTAATGTCTTTATTTTCCCATAAATTAGCTTGATATTGAAGAAATTGATTAAATTCTTTTCTTCTCCAAGTATAATCAGTTGGATAATATGGAAATTCTTTCATAATCAAAAAGCCCACCAGTATTTTATACTGGTGGGCGCATCGAATTAGTTAATCGACTTGACTTTCTTTTTTCCAATAGGAATGAAACGTGCTCGTTTTTCCTCTGGAATTTGTCTTTCAAGTTCAATGGTTAACATACCATTCGTTAAATCACAACCTTTAACTATAATGTCATCAGATAATGTAAAGGATCTTTCAAATTGTCTTTTAGCGATTCCACGATGTACATATTTCATTTCTTCATCAAATGGCTCCAAATCCTCCTTCTTAGAACGAATTGAAAGAATTTGAGCCATTAATTGAATTTCCAAATCATCTTCATTCAGTCCAGCAATCGCAAGTTCGATGAAATATTTTTCATCTCCTTCTCTTCGAATGTTGTATGGGGGATAACCTGTATTGTTCGCTCTATCGACTGTGAAAGCCGATTCGAAACGATCAAATATTGAATCAAATCCTACGGAAAACCCTAGAACTTTTTGTAAATCACCAAAATTTAAAGGTGTATGTGATGCGCGTAGTACCATAATTCCTCCTTATAAAGCAAGGTTAAAAAATTCACCCCTCATACGCAGAGCGGGTGATCTTGTCGAGGTTTCCACTATGGACAACCTCAATCGATGAAACCATCTCCTTTTAAAAGATGCTGACAACGATGCTTAAAAACTATCCAAATTAACTCTAAAAAAGAATCTGCTGTATAACTACCAGAGTCCTTTACAACTAACTTAAATTTTGTTTCCATTTCATTTTCTTCAATTTGCCAATTTTCATTCATAATATAAAAGAAGGGAGCCGAAACCCCCTTCAGTTGTACTTCCATAATATAAAAATCACTTAGTATATTATACCATACTTTTTTGAATTGTCAAGTGACTACTTCTGGTAAATTCCCCAAAGTACCCATATTGCGACTAGACCAACTAGGCCTTCTTGTCCGAGTTGCTTAACCAAACTGGTAACTGCACCAATGACATCAATGCCGAGGAATGGAACAGCTGCTCCAAAAATGATTTGAAGAACCACGCCTAATGCGATTAACGCAAGACCTGCTTCTGTTAGGCTTTTAATCCAGCCAGTTGCTTTTTCTAACATTTATACTCCTATGTTATGTTTAAATTAAAATATGATGTGTATTATTCACACACCGGTTGAACCAAAACCACCATCTCTATCTGTTTTTTGAGTGGGGGCTTCATCAGACTCATCCAATGTATATTTTTCACATCGAACCAGTTCTCCCTGGCATATTCTATCTCCATTATAAATCTTCACTGGCACGTTACTGATATTCGTGACCATTGCAAAAATAGGATCGACATAATCGCTGTCAATTACACCCTCACAATTTGTAAGATAAACTCCCTGTTTAAATGCTAAACCAGATCTTGAATGTAATCGAATGGAAAATCCTACGGGAATATCTGCGATAAGACCGATAGGAATTAACATCCTTTCCATATTATTCATTTGTAAATAAGTATTATTAGTATTTATATCAAATGAAACTTTTCTAGGCAACTGTTTTGTTTGAAGTGAACCATAATATTGTACTATTTCACCTTCAATTAGATTTGCATACAAATCAAAACAAGCAGATTGTTTAGTTGAAAATACTGGTAATTGTGCTTGCTCGTTTGTTTTATAAAATTTTAATGATGTAATTTCATTAGGATTTTTTGTCACTGCAGCCTTATTAGGCTTCTTCGTTACCGCAGATTTATTGGGCTTCTTTGTCATTGTGCTCATCTATCACCTTTTTACTTCCAATATTATATTTCGCTGTTAATGTCCATTCATCTTTTTCTTTATATGCTAGAATTTTTAATTGATTTAATGGAACAATTAATTCGGATGTCCTCGCCGAATTTACCAATACTATAAGACCCCATTCAGATAATAGGTTTGCTATTGTATTTCTTCTCGCTTGATCATTTTCTGAAAAATTTGTAGGTTTACCATCAAGGGCAAACAATTCTTTAAAATGGACAATAAAATATCGTCCTTGTTTATGTAATATATGACAAGATTGATATAGAGTTTGATCTTTTCTTGAAGCAACGCCTATTCTTGTAAGTGTCTCTCTAATCTTTAAAAAGTCATCAGGTTCTTTTAATGTACATTCAACCATCTCTTCTATGTTTATAGTCATTTGATTTCTCCATTCCACCTTTTGCAAGTTTACTTTTAATATCTTCGATATTCTCACTAGTGAGGACATCTAGAGCATCTTTTGCTTTTTCATTACCGAAACCAAAATATAATTTGACTATTTCTAGATTATCAATTTTGTCTGGCTTCAACCATTTAGACCACCGTTTTCGTGGTCTGATATTATTTAGTAAATAGTCGAATTGGAGTTTGTTATCAAGGAAGTGTAACCTATTCATTTCATTGACTTGAATGACTGTATCCTGAAAAAAAGATAATCCTCTGTTAATCAGAAAGGGAATATAGTCCTTTTCTGCTAGAGAATTATCTTTCATGACATCTTTAGAGTCGTTTATTGCTTTTATAAAATCGAATGGTCCCATAATTATATTATACCATATTTTATCTGATTGTCAAGAATTGTATTATAACTGGTCAAAAATGTCAAGAGTTTATATGGGAAGCCCAGAAGAATATACAGAATTATTGTAAGTGACTGTATCCAATTCAACTCCAATATGTTGTCTATTAAGTTGATGAGCAGTCATAGGAACAACGCCTGATCCACTAAATGGGTCTATTACCAAATCATTCTCTTCAGTAAGAGTTCCCACAACCAATTTAGTGAATTCCGGATGCCATCCATAAAACGGCCCCAATTTACTCTTTTTTACTTCATATATCAAAATATGTTTCAACCAATCACCTTTTCTCTTAGTAATTTTTCCAGTACGAGTGAACACACATAAATGTTGATATGGAAACACATATAGATCTTTGCTATCAGTACTATTCTTGACAATTATTTTATAATCCTTCAAAATGAATCCCATATCACACATTACTGTAATAATGAAAGAATGTTTTGAGAATACTTGTCCACCCATTTTTCTATCGGTTTGACAAAGTGCAACAAAACCATCATCTTGAATGATTCTATCGAATTCAATAAAAGCATCCATCAAAAACTTTTTATATCCATTCATGTTATCGTCCATACCCAAATCATTCAAATCTGGAACACTAGTAAAAATTAATTTAGCAGATTTAGCATCTATTGTAGGTAAGACATTAAAGCAATCATCATTTAAAAATTTCTGGATCATATTAATTTTCTTAATTCTTCACTAGATTCAACATCAACAACCATATGAATGCGGAGAGTGTTACCATTATTCACTGCACGATGTGGTTTCCTCACATCTAAATACCACGCTTCACCAACTTTCATATTAATAGGTTCTCCATTGCCATCCCAATCCCAATTTTGAAATTCTACCTTATCATTTGTTACGATTGGAAAATGAATTCTTGCTAATTTTCCATCTGCAATTCCTTGATCTGGATCTACTAAGTCTGTATGTCTTCTCAACTCTCCATTCTTTGGTTTCAAACTCATAAAACGAATTCGATGTTTTTCTCCTGGTAACTGATCTAATAAAACTTCTACTTCAGGAAATTGTGTTCGTAATGGAGTATCCTCAATCTGCCAATTAAGAGAGCCTAAGTTTTCTGCTTTCCATTTTTTATTCATCTCAATAGGTTTAGTAATGAAAGCAGAATCTGATCTGTAACCCCTCAATGAAAGAGCCTTCCAAGAACCTTTATCATTATAATTTGAATAGTGATTTGTAAATTCAGGAAGGGTAGTTAACTT